AGTTGTAGTTTGTTGTTGAGTTTGTACCGTTTGTTGTTGTGCTTGTTGGTTATTTTTACATCCGCAGCCCATAATTTCTTTTTTAATTATTTTTTATCTGACTCAGCTTGTGGTTGTTGAGTCTCAGCAACTGGTTGCTCAGGTTGTTGGTTTTTTTTACATCCGCATCCCATGACTTAAAGTTTTAAATTGTTTATTTATCTATAAATATTTTTCTTTTTAATAATTTATACTCAATATAAGATAAATCAATTCTTTTTTTAGATATTTATAACATATGTCATTAAATCAGATAATAAAAAAGGTAATTAGAGAACAGACTGAAAACGTCGTAATACTTACACCAGAAGAGTTCGAAGAAAATTTGGCGTACTTTAACAGTGATGTTGCATTATTAAAAAGATACTACAAAAATAAAGATATAATCATTAAAGGTAATTTGGATTTATCCGGTAATAAAGAAATCAAAAATCTTAACGTTATTTCTAAAATCGAAGGTAATTTAAATATCCAACATAGTAGTGTAGATGTATTTGACGATAATAAAGCACGTAGTGTTTCTGATTATGGTAGTGAAAAATATCTTATTAAAAAAAGAGAAATACTAAGACAAAAATTTGAGTATTTAGATGAACTAAGAAAGAAAGATGCTTGGAATATTCAAAATGGGGAAGAAATATCTTATCAAACTGAAGCTCTTTATAAATATTTAGATGAAAATGGTGATATAAGTTACTATGATGATGGAGTTAATGAAGAAGAAGTAGTTGAAGACAAATATTTTATTTATCCTGAAAAATATCATCACTATGGTGGTAGAATGTTTACGTGGTTAGGTGATGACAAACACGAAGCGGAATACATTGTTTATAATGAAGACAAAATAGAAGAAGGTGCTAGAGAAGCGATACAATCAAGAATTGATGAACTTGGTTATGAGGCATTTAGTGATTGGCTTTGGGAAGACAACTTAGATTATGATGAGGTTAGACATTATCTAAGAGAGTACGTATCAGAATCAATATATGATGACCCTGAGAATTGGGGGTTAGAAAAACAACTATCTGACAATCAAGAAAAAATTATTGCGGTATACAAACAAAAAATTGAAAAATTATCCCAAAAACTACGAAGTGAAGATTTAGATAGTGAAAGTACAAAAGAATTATACTCTGAAATGGAAGATATCTATACCATAATAAAGGATATTAAAGAAAGTCCTGAAGGTGGTTACGATGAAGATGATATTGAATCAGTGATAGATTCATACGTTGATGATAATGAAGATAATTTCATTAGTTTTTTAAGAGACCAAGGATTTGGTAACGAAGAAATTTTGAATTTTGTGGATATTGAAGCGATTAAAGATTATATAATTAGAAATGATAGTTGGGGAGACATTATTGGAAGTTATGATGGAAGTGAAGAAGAATATAATATCAATGGACACATCTATATTGTAATGAGATACAATTAATTTATTTACAGACCAACTTATTTTATTATTTTTAATTTCATGGAGACAAACTGGGTATTTCAAGAACCTATCGATTTTGAACACAAACAATACGTTATTTTAGATTATTTACAAAAAGTAGATAAACAACTTAATTCCTTAAAGTTATATCCAAACTTTCAACAGATTTCTTTTCATTTGGCCAACATCAATTTAATTATTGAAAAAGGTCAATATCTAACATTAAATAGAGTAATCAAAGACCCAGATGATGAAATATTAATTTCAGATTTGATTGCAAACGAAGTACCACTTTTTACAAGAGAGGAAATAGGTGAAATCTATAATAGTTGTGTTTTTTCTTCCGATAAGTTAAAAGACTACTTTAATCAAGCAAAGGCTATTTGGGAGGTTGCAAGTGATACGATTGCAATTGAAGCAATACAAAATCAAAAAAACATAGAATCAAAACAAGGTCTTTTCATGATAAAAGATAATGAGGTTAATCATTTGTATGAATTTGTGATTAAACCAATTAAAAAGAATGGTGAAGAAACAAAGTGTATTATAAAAAAAGTTTGTACTTGTGATACCGATGATTTTGAAGACAAATTGAAAGATGTAAAAAAACCATTGATTAAAAATATCAGTGACCCTGAAGTATATAAAAACTTAATTGTTTTTACTATTTATCACTCAAACCAATTCCCATTCAAAGAAACCATTTTACCTTTGGCTAAAAGAAAAGTGATGAATTATATGATACAATCTAAATTTATTTCAAAAAAAAATTTGACAAATAAAACACAATAAGTTAATATTAGACTATGGATTTAGGATTATACGAAATTTTAAAAAATTTATCAAAAGAATACCCAAACGATATGCAATTTGGGACAAAAGTTAGAACCATTTTAAAAGAAATGGGAGGAGATATTGACTCAGACTTATTGAGTACTTTAGTTGGAAAACAAGAAATGGAAACATTGAAAGAAAAAATGGAACCAACTGAGGAAGAGATTTTAAAGTTAGAAGAATTTTTAAGTAGCATCAAAACAAAAGAAGATGGGATTCAATAAGAGATTTTTGAGTAAACAACATATCTTAAACAACCAACATCACATAATGAAATACCTTGACGCCGACGCTGTTTTTACAACCGACGAGTTTTCTCGTGCGGTCTATAGGTTATTTAATAGTGGTGCGGATGAAGAAACAATAATCAACTATATAAATAATAATAAATGAAAGTTAAATTAGAATACATTTGGCTTGATGGTTATAAACCTGAACCAAATTTAAGAAGCAAAGTTAAAATTGTAGACTACGAATCAATTAAAAATGTAGTACAAGTTGGTAAGTTACCGGTTTGGAATTTTGATGGGTCATCAACAAATCAGGCAGATACTGGTAATTCCGATATGATATTAAAACCGGTTAGAGTTTATACAAAATATGGGTTCCCATTAGAAAACAGTACGGTGTATGTTTTATGTGAAGTTATGGATTCAGAAGGTATGGCACATGAATCTAATATGAGAGCAAAATTAAATGAAGAAGAAGAAGGTCTTTGGTTTGGTTTTGAACAAGAGTATTTTATCCGTGAAGAAATTAATGGAGGAATTTTAGGACACAAAAGAAACATACTTAAAGGTCAGGGAGAATATTATTGTGGTGTGGGTCACAATGTTGCTGGACGTGATTTTGTTGAGGACCATTTAAATATGTGTTTAGAATATGGTATTGATATTACAGGAACAAATGCTGAAGTTGCGTTAGGACAATGGGAATACCAAGTGTTTTCAAAAGGTAAATTAAAAGGTGGGGATGACCTATGGATGACTAGATACTTCTTGTATAAAATTTCTGAAAACTATAAGTACCATATTGATTTACACCCTAAACCACTTACCCATGGCGAATGGAATGGTTCAGGATTACACACCAACTTCTCAAACGATAAAATGAGAAATGAAGGTGGGTATGAATACTTCTTAGCCATTTTCAATTCATTTGCCTCAAGACACGAAGAACACATCAAAGCGTATGGTTCAAACAATCACTTACGATTAACAGGAGGATTTGAAACTCAAGCTATTGATAAATTCAGTTGGGGTGTATCTGATAGAGGTGCATCTATCAGAGTTCCGCAGGACACTGCAAATGAATGGAAAGGGTATGTTGAAGATAGAAGACCGGGTTCAAACGCCGACCCATATAAAATTATTAGAGAAGTTTCAAAATCATTAGATACTGCTGAAGAAATATTAGAAATTAAAACTAATATGAAATCTAATATTAACTTATCTGGTTTAAGTGAAAAATATAGAACTTTTACTAATGATGAGTTATTAAAAGAATATCGGAATGACGATGATTATGTGTTAAATGATGAAATGATGGAATCTAAAGCTAACGTAAGACCAGGAACACGACCTGAAAATATTAATACAAGTAATACCGGCGCAATACCCGAATCATTAAAAAACGCATTAATGAACGCTAAAAATTATTCAACCAATGGATAAAGAATGTGTATGTGGTGGAACAGGACCTTGTCAGTGTCCAACACCAAAAGTAGAACAAGTAAATCACCCACAACATTATGGTGGAGAAAATAATCCTTACGAAGCAATCAAAGTAATCGACGCTTGGGAATTGGGGTTTAGTTTAGGAAACACAGTAAAATATATATCACGTGCAGGAAAAAAAGGAAAAGACAAGGAACTTGAAGACCTCAGAAAGGCCCTCTGGTACCTCCAACACCACATCGAAACCCTTGAAAAGTAAAACAGGTCTTGATAAGGAAATAAACGTATTAGATGCAATAACAACACCAAACGAATTAATCCGTGAAACCTTCATTAACTTCATGTGGGGGTTTCTTGGAAATTCAATTGTTGTTTTTGCAGCAAAAGAACTGGACTTTTTAGTTTTAATTAACTACATTATTTATTACATATTGATTTCATATATTGTGAATAGAAAAAAATATGAAACAATGTTAGGTAAATTTATAGTATTACCTGGGTCTGCGGCAATTGGTGCATTTACAGGTTATAAGTTAGCTCAGATAATTGCACAGACACTTTAAAATGGAAGATTGGAACCCAAATGACCATCAAGGACGAAGTAGAGACCACGTTGAAAGAAACTATAGAGTGTTTGCTCTGTTTTTAGTTTTAGCTTGGTTAGTGGTGACCGGTATTGTCTTATATAAAATAATTGATTACATTTTTTAATATGAAACTAACGGAACAACAAAAAAATCAAATCCTCAATCAATATGAGGGTTTAAAAAATGATGAACAGACACTTGGTGAAATACACGAAATAATTGTGGATTTTTGTTTAGATGAGGAAGTTATTGTCTTATCAGATGATGAGAACGGAGACCTATTTGAAGAGTTTTCAAATGAAGTTTGGGATTTATTAGAAAGTATAAAATAAGAAGATGATAGAAACGGGAAAAATAATTAACGGAGACTGCGTTGAGGTAATGAAAACATTGCCCGAAGGTTGTATTGACTTGATTGTGACATCACCACCATATGGTGTGGGAATCGCTTACGACGTTCACGAAGATGACGTTGAGTTCGATGAGTATGTGAAATTCGCCAAAAATTGGTTAACAGAAGCATATAAAGTATTAAAAGACGATGGTAGAATTGCTTTAAACATCCCTTACGAGATTAACAGACAAAAGAAAGGTGGTCGTATCTTTTTTGTTTCTGAAATGTGGCAAATCATGAAAGAAATTGGATTTGGTTTCTTTGGTATTGTGGATTTAGAAGAACAATCACCACACAGAAGTAAAACCACAGCTTGGGGTTCATGGATGAGTCCATCTAGTCCATATATCTATAACCCAAAAGAATGTGTAATATTGGCTTACAAAAAACAACACATTAAAAAAGTTAAAGGTGAACCACAATGGAAAGGAGTTCCAACCGAAATTGAACAAGAGGACGGAACATTAAAGAAAAAAACAGTTTATGAGGAAAACGATAAGAAAGAGTTTATGGAACTTGTGTTTGGTCAGTGGAATTACTTTGCAGATACTAAATCACTCACCAAGGCAACGTTCTCGATGGACATTCCAACCAAAGCGATTAAAATATTATCCTACAAGAACGATATAGTCATGGACCCGTTCTCGGGTAGTGGGACAAGTTTGGTGGCTGCTGAAGTTTTAGGAAGAAGATGGTTAGGTATTGAGTTAAGTGAAAATTACGCTAAAATAGCACAAACGAGAGTTGATTATTTCAAAACACTCGACACTATAAATGAAATCCCACAATAGTGGGATTTTTTGTTTGAATAAGGTATTTATCTTTATGAGACAAATTATAACAGAATCAGGTATTAGAGACATTAATAATATCGCAAAAAGATACCCGAAGGCAAAAATATATTTCCACATAGATTTAGACGGCGTTACTACGGCACTTGCAATGAAAAATTACTTGGAACAATACGGAATTAAGGTTGTTGACGCTGAGGTTATTCAATACGGCGATAAAGAGTTTGCGGTTAAGAAACCTGAAGCGGAAACTGATACAATGCCCGTTCTTGTTGATTTTGCTCACGGTAAACCAATGTTTGTTATCCATACAGACCACCACGATACTCAAGCTGGTGTCGAAAAAGAAACATCAACATCGTTCAGACAAGCAAGGTCTAACGTGGAAACAATTTCACAGGTTTTATCACCAAAAGAAATATTCTCGGCGGAAGACGTACAATTGATTTCAACTGTGGATTCTGCAAATTACTTGGTTAATAAAATTACACCTGAAATGGTAATGAATTACATTTTTGATTACGATAAAAATAAAGATGTAAAAAACAATAAAATGACTCTTGGTTTGGTAGTTAATAAATTATTACTAGCCTTCAAAAACAAACCAAAATTCTTAGAAACATTGGTAATGGATGCTCAACCATCTCTAACTAGTATCTTCAATATTATTAAAAGAGAGATTAAAGATAAGGGTTATCCTGAACCTGGAGTGTTAAAACAAAACCAAGAAAAATATGTTGAGGCGATGAAAACCAATCCTAATGTAAAAGTGGAGGATGGTATTATTGTTCAATATGGTGGAGGACCATTCCACAAACCAGGTTCATATGATAGATATACGCCATTTAGAAACAATCCTGATGCTGACTTTATAATTATTGCTTGGCCTATGGGAATTGTTCAAGCATCTTGTAACCCATTTAAGGAAGACAGAAAATTAAAAGGTATTAACTTAGGTGAAGTTAAAGACGTTGTTTTATCAAAATGGGAAAGTAAATTAAAAGAAAAACCAGTATCGTTATACACAATTAAAAGAGTATCTGAAATGAGTGCGGGGGAAGGTTCAGTTGGGTTTACATTCAAAGACTTCTTAGCGATTTATGGAGACAACTTCAAACAAAACAAGAAAGGTAAATTCTGGTTAGATAAAATTAAAGAAGCTTTAGAATCAAGATTCAAAGACCTAACACGTTTTGAAAGAGATTTATTGAAACATGTTGAAGTTAGTTCTTGGGATATCATTCAAGCAAATAGTGGAGGACACAAATGTATTACAAACATATCTGGTTTAAATTATTTAGGTAAAGAAGAAGATTTTGACCCATCAAAAGAATCGCCATATGTTACGTTTACCAAAATGATTCAAAAGGAGTTTTACAATGTGTTAAAAGGAATGATGGAAAATTCTAAAGACTAGAAAAACTTACCTCATCACCTTCATTAATACCCAAGTCTCTACAGGTATCACCTGCAACTTCTAGTATCATATCACCAAATCCGTCATAATTTTCACAACCGTTAATATTATAACAAGGTTGGCAGTTGTGGTGTATCTTGGTAATCTTATTATTATCCATCATTATGATATCCAATGGAACAATACAATTATACATCCAAAAACTTTGTTCACCTCGACTTGGCATCATAAATAACATACCATTAAAATTTAAATTAAAGTTTTTACCCATCATACCATTTTCAATTGCGTTATGACTAACAACAACTTTACATTGGAAAATATTATCTTTGATTTTTACTATCATATAATTTATAAATATCTCTTAAAAAAATTAAAAAAAATTAAACTTTTGGTTTGCTATGGTATATTTATATTTACCACAAAAAAAATCATTTTTTTTATTTTAATATTTGACAAATCGAAATAATACAATTAGATTTGTAAAACAATTGGGAAACGTCCCATTGAATAAATTGAAATGTTGAATTTAAACACTTAAAATATGAGTGAAAGCACTGAAAATGTTGTTGTAGAGATTTACTACTACTTCAACGACAAAAATCAGCGAATGTATACGTCAAACCCTATATTCGCCGAATCAAGAGCTCAGTACTACGGAACAAATGAAGTTTTTGTAGAAAAAGTTTAAAAAAAGTTTGACAGTCTCAAATTAAATACATAAATTTGTAAAAGATTTGAAACTTATAGGTGATGAAAGATACTCGGTATTCAAATCACAACGTTCTTTGAAAGATGAAATTAGAACCTATGTTCAGTTGAAACTTAAAAAAAAGATTAACCCCCTTTTCTTTGAAGTTTTAAAACATTAAGTTCTTTGGGCTGTGTATAGTCCATTAAAATAAACTACGAAAGTAGGATAAAGTGAGTCAGAAGTGTAACTGATTTGCGGTTTGAAAACCCGAAAGGGAATTCGAACTTGAGTACACAAGCGGGATACCGTTTAATCTTGAGTACCGAGGGCAACGCTGTAGGGAAACTGGTTAAGTGATTTGGCGATGTGGGTCGTCTGATTGAGGTGGGAACACCAATAGGAATAACCCGTAGGAATATTGCAAAACGTGAGATTATCCAATTTCATTATTGCGTGTTCCAATACGAAAGGGTACTTAAAACCGAAAGGTATGTTGATGTACGGGTGGTGCCGTTATTAACCTTGATAAACTTCTACCAAGAGGTTAATCTCGAAGTAATCTTAAAGTATGGAAATGGGGACATTTCAAGGAGTAGTTGAGTATTTCGTTGTTCAAAAGATAACGAAGCCCGCGACGGACCGCTACTTCTACAATCCACGACACAAAAACTTATGGAAGTTGATATTTTCCAATATGAAACTACAGAAGCAAAAGTGTCCGTCAGGTAATAGTGAAAGGTGACTACATAGTAATGAGCCGTTCATTGCATCGATTAAACCGCAAGTTTGACGATATTCTTACCAAACACCTCTATTCCCGCAAGGAAGAGTTGGGGAGGCATCCTCGAAGAGAGTCAAGTAATAAGAGAGTAACTGTTACCTCAAGGAGTGGTATACCTAAAAGACCGTCACTGAGTAATACTTCTCAAAAGGAAGTGGATAAGAGTAGAAACAATAATGACTCTAAAGGTACTCACATAAACGTGTAATCTCAGCGTTTCTTTTTTAACATGGAGCGACCGGCAAAAAAAAATTGAATGGATGATAAAATATATTATCCATTTTTTTGTGCAATTCATTTTTTTATATATCTTTGTGGTATGGAAAAAGGGAAATTACTTAAAGACAGTCAGATATCTGTAATCAAAAAATTCTTGTGTAAAAATATGTTCAATCTGAACAATCGACATGGTTGGAATGAATATAATAATACTGTTATTAAAATTACAAGTATTAGAAAATATGAGTATCTATATAATGATTGGCGCGAAAATAAACGATATATCTATGAAGTGGATGTCATTGTTGACATGAAATGTGATTATTGGTGTTATACAACAAGTTACCAAAAAAGACATGCTAGAGAAGCAAACAGACAATCAAGAAGATTTATTGAAAGAACAATAAATGAGGAAATGAAATATTTTGGTCTAACACAACTTGATGAAGTAGTAGTTAAAAAAATTACTTGGGATTATTTGTAATAATGAAATATTCTTTTTATATTTGTAGAAACTAAACAATATGACAGCAATCAAAAATATCACAGTTATTCACCCAAAACATGGTGAGTTGATTAATGAAACCTTTTTGGATGAAACTCAGTTTTCAATATTTTTGAAAATGCTTCATACTGCAGTTGCAATGAACAACGATTTTACCACATATAATGGTAAGGACTTCTTCATCCACGTCCCAAGCGTAATGTTGAAGGAGTGCTTGATTTTAGGTCAAGCAAAACAAGTGACGATGGCTGACGTAGTGGTTGCAAAGTCGAAACTTGAAATGTAGTTTCCTTGTTCTACCAAAAACAAGGTGGTGGAGTAGTTGACATTATTCAATGTCGGCCCAAAATTAAGGTGAAGGAGACTTCACCTTTTTTTGTTTAACCTAATATTTATTAATATGAATTTATCTAAAATTATTAATAAGGTATTATTGGAGTCTGACGGAGTTGAAGAATTCTATGGAGTAGAAGAATACACGAAAGACACCCAAATGGAGCAAGAAATAAAAAAACTCGCAAATGTTCTAAGACCATTCATCCAAAGAGTTGCTCGTGAATCAATGTATGTGGTGGATAGAAATAAAAAAGAAATACGAAATATTCTATTTGATTTTATCCAAACTTATTTAGAAAATGATTCAAATAGTGGACCAATAGATACACAAGTTGAAAGTGTTAAAACTGAAGAGCAAGACTATTATCCTGTTGATTTTAATAGAGAAAACAAATTTAGATTAATCATATTTTTATTAAATCTATTTTCCAATTACATTAATGATTATGAAGGTGGAAACATGAATAACGAAAAAATGATTAGAAAAAACAAAGAATTAATCAGAATGGATTTAATTCACTTCATTCAGATTTATTTGGAAGAATCCGATGATATAAATGAAAGTAAGCTGGATATGAATATTGAATCAATTATTAAAAAAGTTTTGGTTGAGGAATTTATGAATGATGAATTCTTATACGAAGATATCTACGGTTCAGTTGAGGAAGTTAATTTACTACAAGAAGCTGAGTATCAGGGACGAAAAGTTCAACTTGGTAAGATTATGCAAGGAGACATCAAAAAGTTCAAGGTATACGTTAAAAACGACAAAGGAAAGGTTGTTAAAGTGAACTTTGGGTTTGGTGGAAAATCCGCAAAAGGGAAAAGAATGGTGATTAAAAAGAACAATCCTGAAAGGAGACGTTCATTTAGAGCAAGACACAATTGCGATAATCCTGGTCCAAGATGGAAACCAAGATATTGGGCATGTAGAACATGGTAAGATTATGGGAAAAATTATTATAACAGAAAAACAACTTGAAGAAGTTGTAAAACAACTTAAAGAAAACCATGAAGAGGGTTCTTACATGGCAAAACAACAACTTTTCACAATTGCAACGTTGGCATATAAAATGTGGGAGTTGATGGAAGAAGGTGAACAACTTGAAGATTGGATGGAATCCAAAATCGCACAAGCTGACCAGATGGTGACCGCTGTCGTTAAATCATATATGTACGATGAGGTTGAAGATAAAGTTAAAGGCTCAAGAGGATTTAATCCTGATGAATTAATTATTGGAATGTAAATAATATCTTTTTTTTACATAACCCTCCTTTTTTTAATTGGGGGGTTTTTTCTTTAGAAAAAGTTTTATATATTTGTAAAAACAAAGGAAATGTACGTAATAGTTAAACATGTTAAAACACAGGTCAACAGAAAATTACCTGTTATTATGTTAGATACACAAGGTGAGGTGTGGGAGTTTGATAATAAG